CAAATCTAACTTCAAGCTTGATGAATACTCAGACAAATCAACAACAAAGATTCAAACACAACACCACTGGAAGGTTTGCTAAATTCGCTAAATTTGCAAAACTTCCTGGCATGACCACCTTATTAGGTGGTGTATTACTTTTTAATTTATTAACAAGTGGTAAATCAAATAAAGAGATTATAAAAGGAGCAGGTCCAATACTCGGTGGTGTGCTTGGTGCTGTAGGCGGCGCCAAAGTTGGAGCACTACTAGGTCTACCAGCTGGGCCATTAGCGCTTCTGACAGGGATTGGCGGTTCTATCCTTGGAGCTGTACTCGGAGAGAAACTCGGTGAATATGTGATGGGTTTTGTCCTCGGTGAAGATGTTGGAAAAATGATAACGAGTGATTTGGGCAGTGCAAGGGATTCTATTGTAAAAGCTTTTACTGGACCAGAGACAGTCGAGGAACATGAAGCACGAATTGCTCAGAGCATAGCACAGTTGAAAAAGTCAGAGCAGATTCAAGAAAAATCTGGTTTTTCGTCACTTTCACCAGCCAAAATAGGACAACTTAAAAGAAACATAGCAGAGTCAAGAGCAGCGATACAAAAAATGAAACCTCAAGAACCATCAATGGAGGCACCAATAGATCAAACACAAAAGAGAGCAGATAAAATATCACAAACATCTTCTGATGCGAGTGCAGCTCAAGCGGCAGTCAATATAGTCACTGCTCCTCAAATCACAGAGAATCCCACAGAGCAAAATATCTCTTTGAGCCAAACTCTCAAACAAATGGGCTCAACTGGATTAGTTGCACATCAAGGCTCTCTTGTCAGTGGGTTCGCATAAAAGAAGAACCCCCACATTTCTGTGGGGGTTCATAGCCCTACCAGCATTACTACTGATAGTGTTACTCCTCTGCGAGTTTTTCAAAGTATGACATTGCGTCATCATTATCATCATCAACAACTTCTACAGTAGGAGCTGGTTCTGGTTTGGTATCAACCTTAGCACCAGCAGTTGGTTCATCTTCCATCAAAGTCTGAACCGTGGTGTTTGCAACCACCGTGCCGGATAGAACTGCATCCAGACGAGTTTTCAACTCATCATAGGACTTGAAGTTAGTAGGAGATGTAAAGTCAGCAAGAGAGTGCTGCTTACCATGCACCTCTTCAAGTGCTTCATCATCACCGCCAAGTAACGCAGACGCACTATCAAACGATGATAAGTCATAGTTCCAATAACCATCTACCTTACGCAACTTCAACTTGAAGTTCGCACCTTCCCAAAAATCAAAAGGATTGATTGGGTCAGTGTCAGGGAACGGAGGCTGCATCGCTTCCATAATCTTGTCAAAGATTTTCTTACCATAGCGATAGAGAAAAACTTTACCCTCGTTCTCTGGGTTTAACTTATCACTCACAACATAGATGTTTGAGTAATACTGGAGCTTGCGCTTCTGCTTACGAGCAGTCTCCTTATCAGACTCGATACCAGAGTTCCAAAGTTTGGAGTTGTATTCTGATACAGGGTCATTGTTACCAAGAGTGGTTAGTGAGTTTTCAATATACCACTGACCAGTTGGACCTTGGAAAGCATGGTTCCAAAGTTTTACCCAAGGAAGGTCTTCTCCGTCTGGAGATGGAAGAAAACGAATGACAGCGTAACCGTTGCCGGTCTTATCCATCGTCGGTTTCCAGATGCGTTCATCCACATAGGATTTCTTTTCTTGGGGAGCAGATTCTTTCTGGGCAGCACCCAATAGTGAATCTAAACTATTCTGCTTCTTCATTGCAGCTAATGACATCTTATGTCTCCTTATGTTATCGTATGTTTTCGTATGTTATAGTATGTTAATAGTATCACAGAGTTCGTCTTTTGTCAAGAACCTTACGTTAGAATGATAATCTTTTAGGGATGAACCGTGCCAGCTGTGTCCACCTGACACTTGACAATCCACCCAGTAAAAAGTTATCTTTCTATACTTGTCAAAAATCTCACTCATTTGTCCAATCCAATTTACAGGATTGAAACCCTTCGCAGAGGCAGGCAAATAATTGTCTGTCCCTTTGTATATGTTATTTATGGGTTTGTTGTAAGCACTCAAATCAAACCCTAACATATAAATCTCTTCTACATCTTCCTCATGACATGCGAGTAATAAAGCCATGTTACCAGTTGATAACTTTGGGTCACCAACATCAATTATACGGTCATCCTCATTTGTGTATGTAATCCACACTCCAGCGTCTTTTCCTAATTTTAGTTTTAGGTCATCTGTGTCTAAATCAGGATTTGTCTGCATTGCATTACTAATAGTCTCATGTAAATTATTTGGGTCTTTACCAGATATGACACATTGGCCTGTTTTGTTTTTACTTTTATGAACAAATGACTCTGGTATATCGGTTCCCATGAACATCATGTCAGCAACCTCTGATGGAACTGGGCTCCAGTTTGAAAAGTATACCTTTGACTTTCCTTGTATCCAACCAGAGTCATATATCTCTTGTTGCATACCATAGTCCATAGAGACTAAATTATGCACACAGTCTTTACCATCACGATATATCGCATTACATCCCCATGTCATGACATCATCATCTGCGATGGTTTGATGACATGGTTTGAACCACTCTCTTGACTCACCATTTCCTATGACAAGGGCTCTCTTCATGACCTGAGTGCGTCCCAACTTATAGGAAAAAGTTCCTCTGTCAGTTTGTCAATGCGGTCAGCAACCATCTGTGTCTCAACTTGTGCGTCTGGTTTACACCGAAGATTGCATACACGAGCAAACGCATACAATGTGCCACTCCAATACCATTCAGTCATCATCGACTGCGGTAAAACAATCCTTGCTTGTTCTGGACATACACCTAATCTTAGTAGACGCTCATAAGTCCACTTTGCTTTACTCAAAACTTGCTCATAATCATCCACCATCGCTGGACCACTACCAGTGGGGGGATTGATATTAATCTCTACATCAGATGAACCTTGTTTCTTATCATCTGCCTTACCTCTCCAAATCAGAGGAACATAAAACTCTGGCTCTTCATCAACATATCTTCTTGACACCTCGTTCCATGTCAATCCAATCTGGTGTTTGACTAGTTGTCTTGCGACAAACACAGGCGCCTTGATGTGAAACTGTAGTGACGCATGACCAAAGGGACTCCAATGATTATGCTTTGCGAGATACTTGATAAGTTTACCATCCTTATCATCATCAAAATCCTCATGGACTTTTGCAAAAGAAACACGGGCAGCATTTACAACTGACAAGTCACTGCCCATGCTATCTATCAAAGTAACGTCCATCTCATTAATTAATTTAATACTCATTATTCATGCTCTCCGCCAGGGTCACCCGCTGGTAACTTAGTTTTCACAAGTTGGCCGTCAGGTCCACTTGTCCAAATATAACCACGACTACGACCCATACTGTGGTAACCCTTAATAAAATTAAAAGTCTGTGGTCTACGTTTTGCTGTCTCAAAAGTTGCAACCGTGATTACAATTGCCACAATTAAAGCCATGTGTGCAAGGATTGACGTTCCAAAGAACATGAAATCACCAACCATTGTACTAAATGCGACACACCACATCCACGCAAGAGCTTGGAGTGCCAAATGTCGCACTTGCATATCTTGAATATTTCTGAGTGGATTATGTTTAGCATCCATAATACCATTCCACGAATCATATATAAACTGTCTCATCTATCTCTCCTCACAAAAATGGTGCCGGTGGTAAGACTCGAACTCACAACCTACGCATTACAAGTGCGTTGCTCTACCAATTGAAGCTACACCGGCACACACCTCTCACACCCTACCGTCGATTACGACGAGGACGAAACCCTGCCGGGCGTTGAGATGCGATCTTCTTCAATCTCTCCCTCAACTCCTCATTGGTTTTCACCAACTCGGCATTATCGAATTCTAAAACACGAACCCGACTAAGAAGTTTTTCTACCTTAGAGGCAAAGAAACCTTCTTTACGGATGGCTGGGTCACCATCCAAATGCACTGTTACTTCCATTGAAGTCTCCATTGCAAGAGTTGCTGCCATCAGTCCTGACAGTTGAACATAGTCTAATATTACTACAACACATTATATATGTCAAGTCCCTATAAAGGTAATTTTGCTTGTCTGGGTAAAAAATTTAACTCTCGAGCATTTGCTTCGATTTTTTGTTTGAGCGCTTTTGAGATTAGGGGAGAGATGCCTTCTAACTCTAGTCCTTCTTGTTCACAATACCAGAGCACAGCATCCATGTGGGAAATACTTTTTTCTTTAACGATATCTTCAATTTTCATACAAAATGTTTTTGGTGTATTTAATAACATGTTTCATCCTATAAAGTTTGGGGGCTAACCGTAGACCCCCACGGATGTGTTACGGCATCACCCGATAATTAGTCTTTCTTACTTATGTACGCATAAAACTCAGATGCTTTCTCAATCACCTTAGTTGGATTATACATATCTGGCATATATTTGTCAAGTGTCTCTTTGATATCTTTACCAGCTTCTTTCGTTTGGTCAACCATTTGATACATCAAATTATTTTGAAATTCCAGTTGTTGGTCTAACATTTCTTTTGCCATCTTGAGTGTTTCAAGACGAATCTCAAATGGGTTTTTACTAGTCATAATTTTCTCCTGTGTGTGTATGTGTGTTAGTGGTAGGTTATTCTGTTGCCAAGAAACCTACCGAAACTCCGAACACTCACTGCTTACGCAGCAAGTGCCATGGGTGCAAAGTTATCGTTTGCGTTTACTTTAGTGACCTATAAGGCGGTCAATCCACAGTTCTCAACTTCTCTAATTAACACCTGTCGATCCTAGTTCGCCCCCATCAAAAAAAGACTAGATAAACCACTCCAGATAAAAGAGCTATGTCTGCACAAATACTCCAAACAATATATGCCCTAAGCATCCACTTGCTGACCTTTCGTATTAAGGGGTTCTTCATCACACTCCCCTTTCTCTATCTGTTTCAACCTAATCTCCTTTTGGTGGAGGCGTTGGGTACTGCCCCCAAGTCCAGTCTGCCTTTCAATCAGCATCATCGAACTGTACTATATTTATACCACATATAGATTGGTTTGTCAAGCGTTAAATTGAGATTTCTTTAATATTTTTTGGACCTTCCCAAAATCCAGGCGCAAGAACAAACCCTAAAAACTTACCTATCTAGAAAGTCAAAGTATTCTAAGAATTGTGACTGCACTAAAAAGAAGAATGGTCTTTCTAATTTTACACAATCTCCTTCGTCCACTAAATCAGTAACCGTGGAAAGAACCTCTTCCACAGATATCATATCTGCGTTTATTACTTTTACGATTGATTCTTCATCTTTACAAATGACCGCTGTTGCGATGAGATCACCCATTGTCCAAGTTCTTTTAAAGTCTGGTGTCTGTTCTTGATGCTCTGCTGTCGCATTATATGGCAACACTAGCAACAGCATGGTCATCATGGTTGCTATTAGGTATTTCATTTTTATCTCTCCATTCCTTTATGGTTTGGGTGAGAGAATCTAGGTAA